ATCGCTCCGGCGTTTCGCCCGGCGGTCCGCGCTCTCCATCGCGACCAGCTCAAGCATGAAGTTGGCGAAGAAGGCGATATCCGCGTCTTCGTCCCTACTAATCTCGGCGAAGTCGACCCGGCTACGTTCATGCAGAACTGGGCTCAGTCTGACGACGGCAAGATCTATGTTAACCTTCCGGCGGGACCCGCCGCGAAAGGCCCCGGCGGNGGTGTACAGAATACCGCTGGCAACCCCTTCGCCTCGCAGTCTTGGAACAAGACTCAGCAGGCAGCGCTTCGGAATGATATGGCAAAGGGCGAGCGCCTTGCTCGTGCTGCCGGATTCGCCGATTTTGCAACCGCTCTCAAGGCAACCAAGCCTCTCGAGCAGCAGAAGTAATCTGGAGGGGCTCCGTCCCCTCTAAAACGGACGCAGCCAGTCGATGACTGGTTGATTTCACAAGAGAAACCAGCCAACATCAGGAGAAATTTCACATGGCTGCGACAGTACTTACGGACGTCATCGTCCCCGAAGTCTTCAATCCCTACGTTATCGAGCGCACCGCCGAGCTCTCGGCACTCTGGACTTCCGGCATCGTTGCCGGCGTTGAAGGTGTTGACCTCGGCGACGTCAATTCCCAGAAGGGCGGCAAGCAGGTTCACATGCCGTTCTGGCAGGACCTGGCTGGCGACGACCAGCTGCTCGACACCACGACCAACCTGACCATCAACCCGATCACCGCTGCCCAGGACATCGCTGTCCTCAACGCTCGTGCTCTGGTCTATGGTGCGAAGGACCTTGTCTCGGCTCTTGCCGGCGATGACCCGATGACCGCCATCGGTGATCTGGTTGCCGACAAGTGGGCTCGTCGTATGCAGGTATCGCTGATCTCCACCCTCACGGGTGCGTTCGGCGCGCTGGCTGCAGAATCGACCCCGAAGAACACCCTCAACATCTCGACTCTGTCGGGTGCTGCGGCCTACTTCGATGCCGAAGTCTTCATCGATGCTCTGGGTCTCCTCGGCGACGCTGAAGCCCGCCTGACGGCCGTGATGGTTCACTCGGCAACGTTCCGCTCCATGAAGAAGCAGAACCTCATCGACTTCATCCCTGATTCGAGGGGTGAAGTGAACATCCCGACTTACCAGGGTAAGCGCGTCATCATCGACGACGGTATGCCGGTCTCGAGCGGCAACTACACCACGTATCTCTTCGGCCCCGGCGCCATCGGCTATTCCGAAGGCACTCCGAAGGTTCCGTCCGAGACGGACCGCAACCCGCTCATCGGCGGTGGTGAAGAATACATGGTCAGCCGTCGTCACTTCGTGCTCCACCCCCGTGGTATCGCCTGGAACGGCACTCCTGCGAAGGACACCCCGACGAACGCCGAACTGGCGACCGCCGGCAACTGGGATCGTGTCTGGGAAACCAAGAACATCCGCATGGTCCGCTTGATCCACAAGCTGGCCTGATCGAAGAATACAGCTCCCCCGGATGAGGGTCCGGGGGAGTTGATTTGAATTGGGTGCGGGGAAGAATCAATCTTTAACCAAGGAGAAGTAAAATGGATCCGTATGAAGAACGCGAAAAGGTTCGTGCAGCGCGCCGTAAGCTCATTGATGGCCTGAGCGGTACGACTGCCGACACCGATGTCCTGGTATCCGAGCCAGGCGGCGAGCCGGAAGTCGGCCGCAATGATGGCTCGGAAAATGGCGGCACGGCTCCGGTCGGCGGTCAGATCGATCTCGAGTCTGCTCGTCAGCAGTATCGCGGCCTGACCGGCCAGTTGGCTTCGGCTAAGTGGTCTGCCGACGACATCGCCGAGAAGATCGCTCAGTATCGTCTCGAGAATGCTCCGGCGGCTGCTGTCGGCGGCGGCGAAGGTACCGGCCAGACCGGTCCTCTCACGACCGAAGACGCTAAGGCTAAGGAAGAACAGATCGACGATGCAGCCAAGGCCCGCGCCAAGGAACTCGCCGATGCTGCTGAAGCTGATAAGGCTCCGGAAGCCAAGGAAAAGCCCAAGTCGGGTAAGTAAGGATCATTCCTATGATAATTTCCCTCGCGGACAAGAAGCTGGAGCTCAATAAGGAGCTCATTGAGTCTCTGGAGAATCTCCTGCAGGAGGCTCGCGAGGGAAACATAGACACCTTTGTTTACGCTTACGCTGACACAAAGTCCGGTTTCTTCACGGGCAGCACATACGATCGCCCACTTATCGCTATGGGTCTCGTCGCTGCACTTCAAGCTGATGTCACTCGTGATGCAATGGAAATAGAGGAGTGAGCGCAAGTGACCACCTACGGAACCGTCGCAGATGCCGACGCCTATCACTCCGCTCGCGGTAATGCTGAGTGGACATCCGCTACCGACAAGGAGATCAAGCTCCTACGGGCAAGTGAGTTCGTCGACACCTACCGTGCAAGATTTCCCGGCTCCAAGGCCGGAGGGCGCTCTCAGGAGCGCGAGTGGCCCCGCAGAGGGGCTATCGATACCGCCGGGGACCTCATCGCCGACGATGAGATACCTTCCGAGGTTGAGCGCGCCACCTACGAGGCCGCGCTCCTCGTGGTCAAGGGTATCCCTCTGAGTGAGATACCGCTCTCAGGGACGTCCTCCGGGACCGTGACACGCAAGCGCGTCAAGGCTGGGCCGGTCGAGACGGAAACCGAATACGATACGAACGGGACAGGTCGCCCGTTCTTCCAGAACATCGCCGACATACTGGAGCCGGTAATCAACGGGCGGCGCTTCGGTGCCTCTGTGGAACTCACAAGGGTCTGATCATGGTTACTCTAACTTCAATCGCTTCGGAGGTCTTCGACGCTGTCGCGGCTGAAGTTGATGGAGTGATCAAGACCCTCGCTTTTTCTCGCTCTGTCAAGGGTGAGTATGACACAGAGACCGGGACTTACGCGGTAACAACTCTGGATTACACCGGGCGAGGTCTAGCCGAGACAGAGAATCTTGACTACAGAATCAAGAACGATTTCCCGAGTTACGTTTTCACGGGTAAGGAAACAATCTGGTTCGTTTCTGAGCTGGATGAGTCGCCCATCAACAATGACAAGGTCGAGGTCGACGGAAAGACACTGACAATCGTCGGTGTCCGCGACATTCTAGGGACAGGAGAGCTCTACCGGCTCCTGCTGATCTGATGGCTACAAGCAACACCGCCGCTCAGTTTCGCCTCGACTTGATGGATGCTCTGGAGACTGAGGTCGAGGACGTCGTCAGTCGCCGTGACGCAGAAGATCGCTCTGGAGGCGCTTAACAAAGTCGTGATGCGCTCGCCGGTTGACACTGGACGCTTCCGGGCCAACTGGAATGTCTCTTTCGGCTCTCCTGATCTTATGATCACGGAGAACAAGGACAAGCCGGGCCAAGAGACGATAGCTAAAGGCGGTTCTCTAATCGGCTCTCTGGACAGGCTCAACCAGATTTGGATAAGCAACAATCTTCCCTATGCTAACCGCCTTGAGAACGGCTGGTCCAAGCAAGCCCCTGCTGGCATGGTCGCGCTGACCTTTGCCGAGCTTTCAACGATAGCGAGGATCGAATGAGCTACGCCTCGGAGAGAGCAAATATAGAGGAGCTCTTCAAGCTCTTCTGGACCAACGAAGACGGGGACGCTCCACTGACCCCGGTAGCCTGGGACCTCCAGTCTTACGAGGACACAGACGTCAGCTGGGTGCGTATGAACATTCTCAGCGGAGAGGGTGACCAAGTCACGATCGGCTCTCCTGGCTCGAATGTCGTGAGGCACGCGGGCGTTGTCGCAATCCAGATCATGACCCCTGCCGGTCAAGGAAGTGCAGAGTCTCGTACTCTTGCAGACAAAATAGAAGAGATATTCCTCAATCAGACAATTGGGAGTATTCGCTTCTCAATACCCTATCCAGCCGGATCGGCAGAGGAAAACGGAAAGTGGTCCATGTGGACCATCTGGTGCCCATTCACTCGAGAAGAGTTCAAAGCTTAAGGAGATCAGGACATGACAACCGGCATTCGCGCTGGAGCCAGCGCAAGCGAGATCCGTCTCGCCCTCGTGGAAGAGGCTGTCTGGGGCACTACCCCGGCAACCCCTGCATTCGTTAATACCCGCCTGACAAGCGAAAGCCTCATGCCGTCCAAGACGACGGTTCGTTCGAACGAAATCCGCCCAGACCGCAACGTTGTCGACGAGATCATGGTCGGCCGGGCGGTTGCGGGTACGATCGGCTTCGAGCTGTCGTATGCTGCTTTCGACAACCTCATCGAGTCGCTGATGTTTGCCGACTGGAGCTCCGACATCATCAAGAATGGTGCGGGCGCAGGCACAGCATTCACGGCCGAGCGCCGGGTACCGCTGCCGGCTGGCGGCTACGACTATCAGCGCTTCCTCGGCCTCGTCGTCAACTCGATGAGCCTGNATATCTCGGCCGGTGCGCTCATCTCCGGTGAGTTCGGCCTGATGGGTAAGTTCGGCGGACGCTCGGGCTCACTCATTGCCGGCGCAACCTATGCGGAGGCTCCGCAGAACCGCATCCTCAACGCGGTGAACAACTTCGCCGAGCTCACGATCGGTGGCGTTAGCCCCTCCCCCCGGATTCGCTCGCTCACTCTGAGCATCACGAACAACATGCGGGCTCAGGACGAGATCGGTAATCTGGACGCCGCCGGTATGGCCGCTGGGCGCTTCGAAGTCACCGGCTTCATGCAGGCATATTTCGAGAACGGAAGTCTTCTTCAGTCCTTCCTGGATCACGAAGACCTCTCGCTCTCATTCGTTATCGGCGATGAAACAGGTAGCCGCTACCTGTTCACCATCCCGACGATCGTCCTCACGGGTGATCCGGGGGGTAACGCCACCGCCAACGACGACGACATCATGCAGACGCTCAACTTCACGGCGGTGCTCGACCGAACGAGCTCCCCTCTGCTGGGCTGCACCCTGCAGATCGAGCGCGGATACTAATACCCGACAGCAGAACGCTGTGCGCGCAGCAGGGCCGAGGAGCTGTCGGGTTGCTTCTCGGCCCACTAAACCCGAAGGACTAGGTTATGACAAAAGAAATCACGAAGACCAAGAAGCCCGCATCTCTTTACGACAAGTTCGACACTGACAAGAAGGCTGAGGCCGATGTCGGTATCGTTCTTGACTACGGTGAAGCCGGTAAGATTCGTATTCACCGGGCAGGCGGCGCCAACCAGCGCTTCAAGAACTACACGACGGCGACCCTGAAGCCGTTCACCCGTCAGATCAACACGGGAACCATGGACGAAGAGACCAGCCGCAAGCTGACGGCCCAGATCTACGCCAAGACGATCATTATCGGTTGGGAAGGTGTTGTCGGGCGTGACGGCGAACCGCTGGAGTTCAACGAAGAAAACGTCGCCAAGCTGCTTCTGGATCTTCCGGAACTGTTCGACGACATCCAGCGGGCGGCTCAGGACGCCAGCCTCTTCCGCTCGACTGAGACTGAAATCGTCGAGGGAAACTAATAGCCTCCCTCAGGTGGAACATCAAGCACGGCAAGGACATTGAATGGCATGCCGCGCTTGCCGCCGAGGGCGACTATACACGGGCCTGGCTGGAGCGACCTGAGGTTCCTAGTCATCTCGTACCTTTACTTGAGGCATTCTACGATCTCTCTGCTTCACGGAGAGGAGGCATGGCCCCTATGCCTATCCCGGTATCGGAGGTCTACGCCTATTGCCTTATGTTCGGTATAGATGATCTGGACGACAGAGCGGAGTTCCTCTCCGTTATAAGAAGACTTGACGACTTCTTCCTTCAGGAAAAGGCAAAGCAGAAATGACACAGCGTAACATCGCCATCGGCATCGATCCTACTCGCTCGACGGCGGGCGCTCGTGTTGTCAAGCGTGATCTCGAAGAGATCGCCAACGCTGCCGACAAGGTCCAGGATAAAACCCACCGCGCCCGAGACGAGATGGGACGTTTCGTCTCGGGTACCGGCGCAGCCAACGATAACATCCGCAGAATGCAGCAGTCAGCCTCCGGGTTGTCTGGTGTCATGCTCGGTTTGGTCGGCATCTTGAAGGCTGCTGCCGCTCTTTTCGCCACCCTCATCGGTGCCGCAGTAATCACTGCGCTTGTCAAATATTCGGACACCGCAAAGAACCTAGCCTCTCAGCTGAGGCTAGTGACAAACTCCTCTGAGGAGCTTGCGGCGGTCCAGGAGAAGCTGTTCCGAGTAGCTCAGGGTGGGCGCTCCAGCTACGAGTCTACGGTTCAGCTTTACACAAAGCTGGCTCGATCGGCTAAGGACCTCGGTCTTTCTCAGGATGCACTCCTGAAGATCACTGATACAGTTAACAAGGCGTTCGTTGTCTCCGGTGCCTCCTCTCAGGAAGCTGACAACGCCATTCGCCAGTTGGCTCAGGGTCTGTCGGCCGGGGCTCTCCGTGGTGACGAATTCAATGCTGTTGCTGAGCAGGCTCCGCGTCTGCTTCAGGCTGTGGCCGAATACCTCGGAATGGGTGTCGGTCAACTTCGCGCCTATGCCGCTGAAGGTAAGATCACCGCCGATGTTCTAGCCGGTGCGCTCTTCAAGTCGGCTGAGAAAATCAATGCTGAGTTTGCTCAGATGGAGCTCACGATCGGCGGTGCCGGTACGATGCTCCGCAACTCGCTCATCCGAGCAGTTGGAGAGCTGGACGCCCGGCTCGGAGTGGGTAGCGGTATCGCCAACGGTATCGTTGCACTCAGCACGGCTGTCGACAGCTTTGTCGACAATCTGGAAAAGATCGTTCTGGTATCTAAGATCGCTGCGGTGGCTCTCGCCGCTGTCTTCGCTCCTTCGATACTCGCAACGGCTATCTCTCTAGTCACGGTTGTAGGAACTCAGCTGGTCGGTGCCTTCGGTGCACTGAACGCCATCATCCTAGCTAACCCGATCGCTGTCGTAGCGACGGCTATCGTTGCTGCTGTGGCGGCGGTCTACTACTTCCGCGACGAAATTCAGAAAGCGATTGGTGTCGATGTCTGGGGTCTCATCAAGTCCACAGGCAACCTGATCATCAATTCGTTTCAGGCTGCGTTCGAGGACGTCAAATTCCTCTGGAACACATTCCCTGACATCATCGAGGCCGCTTTCACTGGAGCGGTCAACAAGGTGATCGAGGGCGTGAACGCTATGAACCAGAAGGCGCTAGAAGGCGTCAATTGGCTCCGCGAGAAGATAGGTATGGACCCTCTCAATCCTGAGGGTGCAAACCTGACGCCTTACGCCAACCCTGCGGCGGAACGCCTCGGTGAATCGGTTGCTGATCGTAATCGTAGGCTGAATGACATAATGACGAGAGATCCTCTCGGAGATATGTACAGAACGCTCACGACACCCTCTGTCCCCGGAGTTCCCCCCGGTCTTCCGGGGGAGGGGGCAACTCTTCCTGGTGGTCTTGGTTCGGGTCAGTCCGCTGATCAGGTCAAGAAGTACGAGGAGATCGTCAAGGGCGCTCAGCAGTCAATCCAGATGCAGAGGCTGGAAGCCCAGACTATCGGGTTGACCGAGCAGGCTGCTCGTCAGATGCGATTGGAGCAAGAGCTGCTGAATAAGGCGGCGAATGACAATATCGCGCTGACGCCTCAGCAGACTCAGGGTCTAAAGGATCTCGCCGCCCAGCTGTCCGCAGCTGAACAGCAGACCAAGGACCTCAAGGAGTCTTTCGAGTTCGGGCGCTCTACGTTCAAGGGCTTCTTCTCAGACTTGAGGAGTGGTCTACAGAACGGAGAAGGCTTCTGGAAGTCTTTCGCTAACGCTGCAGTCAATGCGCTGAACAAGATTATCGATCGGCTCCTGGATAAGGTGCTCGATGGTATCTTCAACAGCTTCTTTGGCGGCGGTACTGCCGGAGGTACGTCGGCGGGCGCAGGGTTAATAGGTGCTCTCGGCTTGGCTGTGACGGGCCGTGTGGGAGCGTCAGTAGCGCCCTCGGCCGGTGCCTCGGGCAGCGTAGCCCTTGGAGCTGGTGGCGCTGTAGCGTCTGCTGTGGGACCGCAGCTTGGTGATCGCCTTTCTGTCTATGCTCAGGCGATCAAGAACATCGAGAGCTCTGGAGGAAACTACTCAGCTCTCGGACCGATAACCCGTAGCGGTGACCGTGCATACGGCGCTTATCAGGTTATGGGTAACAATGTCGGCCCTTGGACACAGAAGCATCTTGGTCAGGCTATGACTCCGCAGCAGTTCCTCGGGGACCGCTCGGCTCAGGACCGGGTCTTCCAAGGTGAGTTCGGCGGCTATGTCAACAAGTACGGTCCCTCCGGTGCATCGCAGGCTTGGTTCGGTGGACCTGGCTCTGTGGGCGGCAGCGGAAAGGGAGCAGATGTTCTTGGAACAACAGGCAACAGCTATGTTGCGCGGTTCAATTCCGAAGTCAGTAAAATGACCGGAGCCGCCAGCAGCGCNGCTCGCTCTGTTGGTGACATGAGCAGNGCNTCNAGCACNGCGACACAAGGNCCTTGGTTCTCTTGGTAGTGGTCTGAGTCAGTTTGGTCAGAACCTATCCACATCCTTCTTCCCGGCGGCTCCGTCGGGCGGTGGTGGTGGCTTTGNNGGTATGTTCAGTAAGATCTTCAGTAGCGTATTCTCACCTATCGGAGCGCAGGCAACGTTAGCCGCTTCTGGAAGTATCTTTGGCCTCTTTGACTCCGGCGGTTACACCGGACCCGGCGGACGCAAGGATGTTGCTGGTCTTGCCCATAAGGGCGAGGTCATCTTCAACCAGGACGATGTCCGTCGCCANGGCGGCTGGGGTAATGTGGAGGCTATGCGCNGGGGTATCAANGCCCCTGCAAACACCAACACAGAACAGAAAGCCGGAAGCAGCATGAGTATCGGAGATGTTTATGTCAACGTTCCGGAAGGGACTGACACGAGCGACTCNGAGAAGATCGGCAAGGAAGTTCGTCAGCAGATGATCCAAGTCATCGATGAGCGAATTGCNGATCAGCAAAGAACAGGCGGTCTTCTTAATCGAGGAGCATTCTCTTGACCGAAACACTGATAACAGCCAAGCGCCCGTCTGTNGACAGCGGGAAGAAGGTTGATTTTCGGACCAGACGCTCTTCATTCGGGGACGGCTACACCCAGAGAGCCGGAGACGGGATCAACACCCGTCTCCGGAAGTTCTCTGTCACGTGGAACCTACTCAGTCTCGAGGAGATCGAAGAGATTGAGGCGTTCCTCGATGCTCGCGATGGTCACGAAGCATTCTTCTGGACACCACCTCGCGAGACCACTCCGCGCAAGTATATCTGCGAGAGCTACAGCCGAGGCTATACGACAGGGATTCACGACTCTCTGTCGGCCGAATTTGAGGAGGTCTTTGACCTATGACCTTGCCC